TTTTAAAGATTCTTGACCTACTTGTGCCTAAAAATGACCGTTGTACACATATGTCTTAAGGCAGGCTAGAACGATTGTCTTGTGTACTCCCTCCACATCGTTTAATTACCGTTGCGTGCTTGTTAATTGCACTAGGGTTATCCTAAAAAATAATCTCTTAATAGTGTCATTGCGACAATAAATAGGGAGGAGAAGTTGATAGCTATTCCGTTACTACCTTCATTACGGTTTCAGTGATTCTAGTGTTTTTCGCGTCTTCGGTTGGTGGATCGAATATGAAGCACAGGCCTATAATGGGTTCCGATGAGGTGTAGGTCCATATTAGTTAAGTCTAAGGGACTTACGTCCCTACTAACTTTTTTGAGGAAATATAATGACAAAGAAACCGCAACAATATAAACAAATCTTTGACAAAATATCCGTTTTTATGAATACTAAAATTCATTTTACTAAAACGAATATGAAGTGCAGCTATCAGATGTACTTCGCACGTCCCTGCGTAGAGAAAGGAGGCCAAAAAATCATGGACCGGGTTTTCCCGCATTTTAAAGGGAAAATTGGTAAAGTAAATTTACCCACTAGGGAAAATGTAAGGCGTTCGAATGATGAGAGTCTATCTATTGCTTGTGCAGCCAAGAAGGTACACCCCTATATGGTTAACATAGCAAAGAAGACCTTGTTTGATTTAATAGAAGGAACTAATTTTAAAGCCAATAGGATGCGGACAGCTTCTAACTGCTATGACTCGTTAAAATCGAATACATCAGCCTGTTATCCATTCTTTAAGAAGAAAGGTGATCCAGATGTGAGAAACAATTCGATTAAATTAATGAAGAACATATTACGTAGAAGAGATCCAAGGGAAATATGTAAGGTTTTATATAGATATCCTACAGTAGTTTTCAATAGATATAGTTCACAACTAAACAAGAGGAAGGAAGTATACAATGTTAACTATAAGATTAGGCAAATTTATGGGGTACCGGCCTTTATATGCGCCTTAGAAGAATTATGTTTTTCTGACGTAGTAGATTCATTCTTAAAATCTTATAAACGTTTCCACTCAATTGGTCTTACGAGATTGCAGGTATCACACCAGATAAAGAAATTCAGGGATAATTCAAAATCTAGTGATATACTATTTTGCGGCGATCTTTCAAAAGCAGATCTTTCTATAACGCCTTTATCACTTCAGTTGCTATCAACATACTTAATAGTTGGTTTAAAAGATAGAAAAGAATTATATCCAATTGCTATTTCATTATTGAAATATTTAACTTATACACCCATTTTAACCGATAAGGGCGATATAGTAACAACAATGGGTATGAATACTTCTGGTTCGAGACTAACTACGTTTGTGAATACCTTCACATTAATTTTAATTCTAAAAAGCTTTGTTAAGCTTTCCGGTCTAGATGCTAAGTTTATCGTGTTAGGTGATGATTTTATTATAAATCTAGGGGAA